AGAAATGGAAAAGCAAACGGTTGATCGTGTACAAACGCTACTAAGTAAAGAGGAGGCTGATGATGTTGACCACAAGTGAGATTAAAAACCAGTCGCTCAAATATATTACCGAGCATTTACAATACGATAATTTTACTGATCAGCAGATAATGGACGCTCATAACTGGGTGGTCGAGGTATTATTAGACTTTGAAAAAGTTTATGGACCTTCCGATAAACTCTACAAAAGTGATGTTTTGAGGTTTTTAGAACAGTATTTAGATCATAATTATTCATATATTGCTGAAGGTCCACCAGAGGACTTTAGTCCTGAATACGTAAAACAACATACAGGAGGTAGTAATGGAAGATAGAGAATTACCAGTAGGTTTAAAAATAATGGACGCTGAGCCGAAGAAGGTTACTAATCCTTTTTCAGGTGAAAGCGTAATGTTACCGCCTGATGCTCTTGCAGTCTATGATTTTATTAAAGGTGCAGAAGTATTAGGTCATGGCGACGATTTACGCGAAGGTATCGATTGGTTTATGCAACACGAACCTGAAGCGTATATGACGTTATTAGATTAATTATGAAGGTTAGCGGAAAAGAGGATAGCTATTAAAGACCAAATCCTGTTTGATGAGGAACTGATGTTTGTAGCTTACATTAGAGGATATATACTCTGTAAACTAGACTAAGAGAAATCATATGAACAACGCCTTTATAATTAGGAGCAAATTATGGATATAAAAAAATTAAATCGAGAATATAATTACTCATGGTCGGATGACCGTAGCCCTTACGAAATATTTTTTGATAATATGTACCAAGCATATATACTCGAGAAAGAAGCGTATAATGAGGAAGATGTTTTGAGTAAAACAGATTATTTCGAAGCTAACCAAGACTTTCTATTACGAAAGTTTAAGGAGCAGGGTTGAAGTCAGCAGGTTTTATGTATTTTTATTTTTCCTGTCATAACAACTTAGAGTGCAGTTGTCTGACGAGAGCACTCGCCCCTTGGTATTACTGCTTTACTTTGGCGGTATTCGTAAGTAAAATGTACTTAATAACTATTAATAAGAAAGGAGAAAGTTATGACTGATACAATCTATAAGTTTTACCTATTAGACCCTCTCGGATCTAGTGAGACTAGAAAAACTAATTACGTGGTTAGTAGCCCGAAAGGTAGACAGCTAATGTTTAAAGGTACAGTAGAAGACTTCCAAAAAGTAGAAGAACTCTACGGTGAGCTCTGGGCTAAGGTGATCGATAACCAACTCGGATTAATCGATAAACATGCGGGAGAGCTGACGAATGACTGGATATTACAAAACTGGGAAGGTGCCGAGGTTGTTGCCATAGACCATAACGATATCGAGTATTGGTATCTAGGTAACGGTGATTTAGAAGCAGTACCTGCTGACGAGACGGCGTAATAAATTTCGGTAGCGACTGATTCACGGGGTTGCTTTAAATGTGAACTGTTAATTATCACAGCCGATTCAGAGTTTCGTGTACTGTTTTAAAATGGGTTTGCTCCCCTTTATAATATATATAAGCGTTAGGGAATTATCCCGAAGCGTAAGAAAGAGAGAAAGATATGACAGATAAAAAAATATACGAACGTATACAAAAGGAGCTTGATAAACATCGAGTAGATGAGTGGCACTCAGTGTATCCATTATCAGAAGATGGATCTTGTTTACTAGACGACATAGCAGAGGTGAGTAACCCAGAGCTTATTAGCGGAATAAATGGACTAGCACTACATGATACGATGCAGATACAGCCAAAAAATGCTTACACGAGTACAGCGTATTGCTTACTTTTTGAAGACGTAGATTATATCTATAACGTACTGACTGTAGAGTCGGGAGACCCACATGCGGGTCATTTAGCTCAGATTACGAGACACGATAAGCAAAGAAAGGAGCAATAATATGGATAATCAAGAGAAACGCAAAAATGTAGCACTACCCGAAGATTTAGCCGAGGATATAGACTATATTGCAGAGATGTTATCACAGCAGACAGGAGCTAAGATAGGCAGAACGAATGCTATCAGAGCAGCAGCGAAAGCATGGTTTGACGCTAACAATAACGGTTAGTTAAGACTTCTCTCAGCCCCCGATTGTTTACGACAGTCGGGGGTTTTTTATTTATCGTATTAGTGTTTTTAAAAATAAAATTTTTTGTTCAAAGAAATGTTAAAAACTACTAATATCTCTAATATAGTAATAGAATCGTTCTGTGATGGTCTATATCATTGGATTCTTGTCTCTATCAAAAGTAATAGATTTTCTATTAGTTATTAGAAACATATGGTAAGATTCACTAGAGGGCACGAGAAAACTATTTTATTTCAATATTTTCTATTATTATTGTAATAACTCTATTGGATATGAAACAACTGACTTACACGCAATTAGTCCCCACCGAAGATGGTAAAGCATATGTTGACGACAAGGGTAAGATATGGCAACCACTTAACTCGAAACAAAAGAAGTTTTGTAAAGAGTATTTAAAAGGTCAAACAGCCACTGAAGCTGCTATCAAAGCAGGGTATACAAAAGACAGGAAGGGGGCAAAGACACAGGGCAGCGTATTACTCAATCATAACCCAGTTGTACGAAACTACTTGATTGATCTAGAAATCGCAGCCTCAGAGAGGGACGCAGTTTCTCTAGAAAGTCATTTGTCCACGCTCCACGACCTGCGAGAAGAAGCCAAGGACCAAGGACAGATATCTGCAGCCATAACAGCTGAAGTGCATCGAGGCAAAGCTGGTGGACTCTACATCGATAGACGCGAGATACTGACTGCAAAGATTGATTTGATGTCCAAAGACGACATCCTCACTCGACTCGAAGAATTAATAAAGAAACGCTCTACTGAATCCAATGTCATTGAGGGTGACTTCAGGCAAACTGATTGAGTTCAGTCGGTCTACTCTATCGGTCTACTCTACTCTATCCGTCGGTCTATCTTTTTATTACACACGAACCCTGACCCAAACACAGACCCGCACCCAACGAGGGACGGACGGACGGATTTAATTTAGGATTTAGGTTAGTTAGGTTAGTTAAATTATATTTATAGTTAGTCTTGTAATATTAGCTAGTTAGTGTAATATGTATATATGAAAAATATAAATAACAAGGTTAGCACCCCTTCTAAAGGTGCAGGGGCTACTTCATCAAGTAGCGTATTTGATAAAATCTTAGCTATGCCTACAGGCGGTCAAACAGGTGGGTCTTACTCATTAGATACTAAATTAGCTTTAGGTACTGATGTTGAAGAAAAAGCTGTTTTTCTAAAAGGGCAACCTAAAAAGCTAATTAAGATGATAGCTTACTTATGTAAGAAAAATAATGTTAGTTCAGTTAGCATTAATGACTTGCATGAATTTGGTGTTACTCAAGAAGCTATTAACTTAGATTTGTCTTGGCGTATTGGTGAAGTTAAACAATCACCTAATGTTGATTATACTCAAGATATACCTACTATTTGTCAGGCGTATTCTGAGTTATTTGGCAATAGTGTAAAGAAAACTCGCACTAAAGCGGGAGTATGCAACGCTCTTAAAATAGCTAATTAATTAACCTTTAACTTAAAAGGGCTAGTGTTGAGGTACTAGCCCTTTTTTTATCTACTCTATATCTATTGATTAAATATTAACCATTGGTTAAATATTAACCACTTACCCTAACACATACACATATACTAGAAGTTATAAGTAAGTTAGCTTATATAACTATTTAGTCTAATACCCCCCTTGACAAATGTGCTCCCTCACCCGCTGTCCGCACCTTGGGTCCGCGTCCTTTATTGCAACTACTTTACAAATAAGTCCCTATCAAAAAAATTTTGCGAAAAAAATTTTTTGCAAAAAATATTTTCTGGACTATACTGTTGGTATGGGGTTTAAATTAAGTTTAATTCTTGGAGGTCTCTTAGTGGCTAGTTTGGCAGGTTCTACTTTTCTGTTTAATCAATTAACACAAGCCAAAGCCAATCAAGTAATCCTACAAGACAAAATATCTGAACAAAACGAATCAATTAAAAACTATTTAGCG